ATCAGGGTGAAAATGGGATCACCAACATAGCTTTTATACACACGGACTTTCTCGACACGGTAAGGGCCGGTGTCGTATGTCGTCTTCACGATATCGCCGGGCTTGACAATATCGCTTACGGTCGGCTGGCCGGGCGGTGTGCGTCGCTTCGGAAACCTGCGCTCTTCTTCCTCAAGGTCAAGCGTTCCGTCGTTCAACGCCCAATGTTCTTCGGGCGTCATATTCAAGGTACGTAGATACTCGTTACAGTCCCCCATGTTGTCCATATTGTCTGCTCCTGTCAACTGGCTGTCGTGTGTCTACATATGCCTGACGGAGATCCAGGCGTCGGCTTCGCAGGCTTCGTCATAGCAGGCTTCCGAACAACAGCGTTCACCAAACGGGGCAATAAACGGGCGCTTGGGCAAGTCTCCGCCGCATACTTCGCAGAGGTGACAGCGCTGTGCTGTTGCCTGCCATGCGGGTACGTGCCTGTAGTGCAAGGGCTCTTGCATGGCGGTATTCTCCTATTGTCCTATGTCTGCCTGTCTCGGGCTCGTGTCGTGCTCTGCGATAGCATCACCACCTTTCCACCTAAACGAACGGTTAATCAATATTCTTGCATCTTGACTACTTCTCCGAAGGGGGCGTCGGTCTTGTCTGATGTCGTCACCCAAAGAACGGGGTACTCGGGCTCTTCATCCGGGAAGGTTCCGTATAGGTCGGTGAAATAGATCAGACAAGCGGGTTCGATTTCGTCTTGCTCTTCCACCCATTGGAAGACTGGCCGGAAGTCAGTTCCGCCGCCGCCTTTCGGATCAAGCTGCAAGGGGAGGTCTTCTCGTGTGAGTGTTTGCACGGTCTGTACTGCTGCGTCTGTGTAAAGCACGTGCAGAATGCTGTCGAATGCTTCAAGAACTCGGGTCATAATGCCGCCGAAGTTGGCAATCATTTGATCTGTTACGCTTCCTGATGTGTCCACACCTAGAATGACTGGTGGGAGTTCCTGGCTTCTCAGGCTCGGGAGGTATAACCCCATGTGGATAAATCGCCTGTTGGGTGGAAGGGTGCTGTAGTCGTTCCGGGCGTGTGTCTCGACAAAGCGCCTGAGATACTCTTCGATCGGCAAGTCGGGGTCAATGAGGTCTTCGACTATTCGCTTTAAACCGGCTGGCGCGTCTCCCATTGTTTGGGTTGCCTGGGTGACTGCAAGTTTCAAGTCGGCTTCTTCCTGCTTCCAGTCGCCTAAGCTGCCTGGGGCGTCTCTGACTTCTCCGAAGTCTCCGTCATAACTGATGCCTGATGGCTGCTGCTGGCCGTTCGTGCCTTCGCCTGTGCTTTGCTCTGGCTGGCCGTCTCCGTCTCCTTCCTGGCCGTCTCCGTCGCTGCTGTCGCCTTCGCCTTCGGGGTCGGGCTGCTCGTCGTCGCCTTCGGGGTCGGGCTGCTGGCTGTCGTCGGGCTCTTCCGTGTCGTCGGGTTCCGGCTGCTCTTGGGGCTCATCGCCTGGGAGCATGTTGTATATTGCTTCCGGTGCTCTGCCTTCCATGTGGGGTTCGGGCATGAGCACACCTTGGGGGAGTGTAAACCCTTCTTGCTGCAGCATGGCGTTATTCCGATAGTCGCATGCTATATTCCAGCGTGTTGAGTCTCTCCCCTGTCTCCTGGTTGGGAGGTGGTCAAGTCCTAATATGTGGTTTATCTCGTGGCCCCAAAATGCTTTGACTTCGGCAAGGGTGCAGTCGTCAATAAACTGTGGGTTGTATCCGATAGTCTGGCCGTCTGTCCAGCCCTTCTTGACGGTCGGGTCTGGCTTCGGAGTCAAGCGCAAGCTGATCGAACCATAGAATCGGTCGTCAAGGATAAGCGCCTTGCGCGCCTTGTCCATCTTCTGTGCTGCGTTCATGTCTGTATCACTCCCTTCTGTGCCTGGGTGGCTCGGTGCTCCTTGTCTCAATGGCCGTCGTGGTGACGGTCACTCAGGCAGGGAGCACGGGCTCGCCTGCCTGCTGCTAGTTCCCGTTGTCGATGTAGGCTTCCATCTTCTTCAAGATGGCTTCGGCTTCTCTGGCCGTTCGCTTGCGCGCCTGGGGGCTCTTTCTCAGGGTGTCGGGTGCGTATGCGGTCAACTTGCTTCCGACTTCCTCAGTCAGGGCCGTTAGCTCGGGGTCGTCCATCACGTTCAAAGCCGGGAGGACTTGCAGAAGCTCTTTGATGTTCTCGACCAGCGAGTCTCTGAAGATGCCGTTTCTCATGACTCCTTTCTTTTCGTCGTATGTCTGCTCGTGCATTTTCCACGTCATGGCGGCGACGACTTCATACAGGCGTTTCCAGATGTCTTTCATGGCTGCTGCCTGTGCGTCCTGCAGGCGATTGCTGACTTCCTGTTTGACTGCTCTTAGGTCTGTCTCTGGAAGTTCGAGGCGGAAGTCTTCACTGTCGGGCAAGGGCGATACCTTCGTTTCGAATTGGAAACGATTTCTGACTTGCTCGGTTGTTGGATAGTCCGTCTCCTTATAGAGTGAGTTCAAGCTCAATTTCGCCTGCTCTTTCAGGATTTCATAGTTGCGAATAAAGCGCTGGACTGCCTGCTCCCATTTCGCCTGCTGCTTCCTCACTCTCTCGCTGTACTGTGTAAAGTTCGGGCTCGGGAGCATTCTATACCCATCATCAGACCATGGAAGGGTCAACATATAGTGATACTTCCGTGACTCGTTCTCGATGCTAGACAGATATCTGATTTCTCTGTCGTCAATGAGTCTCTTAATCGCGTCAACTGCCGTGGGATCGGTTCCGTGCCTGTCTGCAATCTCCTTTGCAAGCTCCTTGTCTCGCTTCCTGGGGTTCCAGCCAGTGATACGGAGTCGCACAAGCATTACCCTTTGTGACAGTTGGCTGTGTGTTGTTGCGTTCATTGGCTCTGCCTTCCTTCCTGTTCTCAAATGAGAACGTCTTGATGCTTCGATGTCCAGTCGATATACTCACGGGTGCTGCACAGTTCCGGGGTGCGTTCGGTGGCATCACGGACTAACACAAGGTTGAATTCTTCGGGTAGTCTCTCCGCATATTTGAGGATGCGACCGAAGTTCGTTGCGGTTGCCTTCCGGGCAAGGGCGCCGGCAATGGCGTAAAGGGGCGCCGGGCCGGTCGGGATGATGGCCGTCTCGGGATTCATTATCACGTGGTCAATATCGGGGAGTTGGTTTAACAGTGCCAAAAACCCAAGATATCGATTGGCTGCTTCCGGGCCGACTATGCCGCCGATTAGCTCGGGCTGTAGGTGCTTCGGTGGGTCGGTGTCCATCAATCGGCTGACAAACTCCCATGTTCTGAGCGTCGGGAATGCTTTGTCATTCTTGCTCGGGTTGAAACGATACAGATAGTCAGGGACGGCACGGTGAAAAGCAATCACGTCGGTTCTGATGCCGTTATTGAGTGCCCATGTCACCCAGTCGGCAAGGTCAATCTCAACTTCGATGTGAACAAAGCGGTTCGCAAGGGCTGACGGCATGCGGTGTACAACTGCCCGGTCAATCTCTCGGTTGCCTGCGGCAACAATAAACTGACCGGCTGGCTTCACGAATGAACCGATACGGCCGCCGAATATCAGCTGGTAAAAGACTGCCTGCACCATTGGTGGTGCTGACACAAGCTCGTCCAGTAGCCAAATACCGTATGGGGCCGTTGGGTAGTTGGCCGGGATCGCGCGCACGGTCTTGTATTGCCCGTTTTCCTTCACGGGTACGGGCAAACCTTCAGCGTCAACGGGGTCCATCAAAACGGGCCGCATGTCTGTGAAGGTGTACTCTTGGCCGGTGCGGTCGGTCATAACGTCTGCCAGTTGGTAGCAGATGCTCGACTTCGCACAGCCAGGGGGGCCGGTCAACATGACAGGCTGATCGGCTTCCGCGCAAAGTGTGAGGGTTTCAAGCACGTCGGACGGCTTCATTATTGCTCATTCTCCTTCCTGAGTGCTCGCTGCCTGGCAAGCTCTCCGTTGGCTCCTTCAAGCAAGAAAACGTCTCCTTTCAACGTGCGCTTGCTCATGTTCGCGCGTTCGGTCTTCCGGATCTTCTGCCGTATGTAGGCGTCCAGACAGTCGATGTATTCGCGCGTGATTCTCAAGCTCTCCTTTCCGGTGCGGGCCGTGTGGACTTCAAGCACGTACCTTTTGACTGCTGCCGTGTTGATTAGTTTCTCGGGGCCGCGCTGCCGTCGTTGCCGCTTGGCCGGGAGGACTTCTCGCTTCGGCTTCTGCCAAAGCTCGTAGGTTTGCATGGGCTCTGCTCCTTCCTCGGGCTGCCGTTGCCTGTGGGTCTGTGCCTATGTGCTTCAGTGTCTATTGTACCATGCCCTATAGCGATTGTCAATAGATTTTGCGCTGGCAAGCATAATTACCGCAAATAAGGTGCAGATTACTGTTTCGTAGGCTGTATGCAATCTTTTTCCTGCAGGCTGAGTGTCTCATATTAACCGTTGCATAAGTGCAATCAACTTGAGACACTTGCTCGATTCTGGCGGTGGCCAAAAAGGGCCGGGCAAAAAGGGCCGCTGGAAGTGTACTGCTCGCCCACGTTACACTCTCGCTTCCACTTGACCGACCGTTTAATGTCGTGGTATAATGTCTGCGGTGAGCGTAACACTTTGTTACACAGCGTCTCGGTCTGCTTCGGCACCATTCGGGGACTGCCTGTTGTGTGGTGGCTCGGATCGGTGGCGGCTGCCCGTGCGTGGCTCCTGCTGCATTCCCCTGGCGGCTGGCTGGCGTGAGTCTCGCGCGCGCTGTCCATCATGTGGCCGGGTGTGGCTGTGCCAGCTGCCGCAAGTGACAGCTGCCTGTGGTGCGGGGGCGCAGCGGGTCGGGGTCGGGTCGGTCGGTCGAGATTCGCCCGTGCCCGAAAATTCGGGGGGGTGCCCTTCCTCACGGATAGCGAGCCCCTTACTATGATAACTGTTCTCACAATTCCCGAAAAAATTCCACAACAAATTCACTATAAGTATATGCGATTATGGTGTTTATGGCATATCCTATCACATTTCCTTGATTTCCTCTTGTTTTATGGGCCTTTTCGTGTCCTATCCTTCCATATTCTGTGTAAGTCATGGGTTTTAAGGGGTTTCTCCTATGAAATAGGAAATCATCGGTTTTTCTTGAGGAATGTGGATAACTCAGATCGAGACGTCCTCGTGACAACTGGCCTTTTCTCTGAGAAGAGGGAGACCCCACGCGCGCCTGCGCGCACGCGGTGTAGTATTACTATAAGATTCTTTTATCTCTTCTCTTCTTCTCTGGCGAAAATTTTTGTTGTAAGTCTATGTTTTCTAGTGGTTTTCGCTATGAAATTAACAATTTTGTAACCGAGAAAAGCGGCTGATTGTGGATAACTTGTGGAAAACTCAATGGGGGTTCGAGCCTGACCCTAAAGAAATCGAAGCCCCGATACTCGAGCCCGAAGAGCCAGAGGAAGAGCCGCCTCAAACGATCGTTCAGGATGAAGACGACGAAGAGGTACAGCTGTGCCCGTTGTGTATCCAGGCGAAGAAGAAGAATCCGCAAAAGGTGTTCTGCGCGGGCCTGTGCCAGTCGCATTACAAGCATCTACGCGAACGCGAGAAGCAGAATTGGGACGGTGAGCGGATACCGCGGGCGCGGGATTTTCATGTGTGGCCGATCAAGAAGATCGGATACGGGCATCAGTTTGAATGGCTCGATATCATGCAGGATCAGCCATGGTGCCTGATGATGGCGCCATGCGACCACGGCAAGACGGATACGGTGGCGATATCGTATGCACTATTCCGGGTCGCAGAGAACCCGGACATTCGCATCGCGATTATCGGCGCGACGGCTCCCCTGGCGAAGATCACGCTGAACGCGATTAAGACGCATCTGGAGTTCAACTATGACTACATTCGGTACTTCGAGAAGCTGCACGGGTTCAAGCCGAAACCTGATCGGCCGCGCATGTGGACGAAAGAGGCGGCATGTATCAACCGGCACTCGGAAGACAGCGCGATAAAAGATCCGACGCTTATAGCGGTAGGTAAGGGTTGCGAGATTGAGAATCGGCGGATCGATCTCATAATTGGCGACGACATGATAACGAAGAACGCCGCGGCCAGCGATGTGCAGCGAGAGACAGACAAGCAATGGTTCCTCGATGTGGTCATGACGCGCGGTGAGGAAGACTGTGAGGTCAAGCTGATCGGGACTCCGGAGCATCCGGATGATCTGTATGAATGGATTGCTACCGGCGAGACGGAGACGGGCGAGAAGGTGAATGAGTTCTTCTACGTTGTGAGAGTTCGGGCCGTGGCGCCAAAAGGTGAGAGCCACTACTACACGGATACCGAGAATATTGTTACGGAGACCGAGCATAAGGACGAAGAGCTTCATGCGCTGTGCCCGGAGATGATGTCGTTGCCGGGGTTGCTGAAACGCAGCAAGCTGTCATTCAGCACGTTCATGCGTAAATACCAATGCAGGCACTCGGCGGAGACAGAGAGAATGTTTCCACCTGGAAAGGTGAACGCATGCAAGGATATCGACGTGATCGTGCCGGCCTCGTATGATCGGTATGATCGCGACTTTCGCATGACCGTGATGGGAATCGATATCGCGACGGGCCACGGGATCAGCTTTTTCGCGATGGCGCTGCTCGGCATAGATATGGACTTCCGGCACGTGCTGTTGAACGTGTTCCGGGCGCGGCTCAGGTTCGCGAAGCAGCTTGAACAGATCATGAAATGGTATCGCGCCTATGTGCCGTCATATGTCGGAGTCGAATCGAATGGGCAGCAGAACGCTATCATCGATGCGTATAAGAACGTGCGTGTCGTTGAGGGAGTCGATGTGACCGGAATCGAGCGGGTGCCGTTCGAGGCGGTCTTCACAAGTAAGGACTTGATCCTCGGGACGACCACGGGCCTGAGCGCGATGGTGGACAATGGGAATCTGATTATACCGGATGGCAATATCGAAAGCACAAACACGTTTTTGGCACTCGTGCAGGAAATGAAGGGGTATCCGAGCAAGCAGCTGAAGGACTGCCTGATGGCGTTACTGATCGCTGAAGGCTTGTATGTGCGGAAATGTACCGTGGGCGATAACGTGGGCTCAGTGCCCAACGTGCCGATCGTGCGCGGCGCGTTTCGCCGGCGTGTGAAAGGGGCGCGTGCCACGAGGTTTCGAAAGGCCTACCATGCGCCTGAAGGCCCGAAGCGAGACGAATTCGGGTTACCGAAAGGTGGCGGCGTGAAGGTATCGTTGCTGGATGAGATTCGGAAGCGCTCGTTTAATGGCCGGATGAACTGAACGACTGGTACGTTCCACGTGGAACAAGTGTAGTAGAATGAGCATGTTAGAGTGTGCATATTGACACAGTGTGAGACATATGCTACAATTCTAGTGACAGACGCAATAAAAAGACTGCACCCGCTATCTTGTGTAAAGGAGATCGTATGTGACGACCATCACACAAGACCCGCCGATTGAGCAAACCAAGTACATGACTCAGGCGTCGTCTCCGAAGAACGCGCGCGAGAAGCCCTCGGTTGACGTGCTGCTGCGTCGTCTCTTCGTGCTGAAGCGAAAGCACGAGCGGCGAAACAGCATGATCCTGCATCTCCATCGGCTGTATGAAAGTGATCCAGTGGCTCATGGCATGAGCCCCGGCGCAGATCAGATGGAGATAGTGGTCAACCGATTCTTCGACACGGTGAACACGTTCGTCGATTTCAAGGGTATCCCGCCGAATATTCATTTCTTCCCGCCCGACATGACAGCGGAAGGCCGCAAGTACGCGGACGACATGGAGAAGTATCTGTACGCGCTCTATGACTACAATGCGTTCGATATGCTCTGGCCTCGCGTGGCGTTCGATATGTCTCTGCTCGGGACGGGCTACATGGGCCTGATGCCGACCACGAGCCTCGACGGATTCATCAAGTATCGCCGGTTTACGCCGGTCAATTTCTACCCTCACTGTTACGCCGGAACCAATGACGTGAAGTATTACTTCTACGAATCCAGGTACTCGCGTGAGCAGGTTGTGGAGCAATGGGGAAAAGACGTCCTTGAGGGTTCGGGCCAGTCGGAAGCCTGGCGCATGGCGTATCCAGAGCATGACGTGGACTCGGACGAAATCATCGTGCTCGAATACTGCGACGAAGACGTTCTCTGTTTCTTGGTGCTCGATAAACTCGTGCAGCTGATCCCGCATGGCTTCGGCTTCTGTCCTGGCGAGGTCTTCGCGAACATCGTCAAGCCTGACATCGTTGGCGGCGTGTCGGACGTGTCGACGTATGAGTGCATTCAGAAGTATGAGAGCGAGCTTTACAGCATGATCGCAGACATCATCTCGTATTGGGCCGATCCGATGTTGCTGCTGAAAAGCGATAAGCTCAGTGCGGGGGAAGTTAACCTCGGCGGGATCACGATAGTCGAGATGGGAGGAGACGGAAAGTTCTTGGAGCCGAACGTCAAACTTGAGGCGCTTCAGGACCAAATGAAGAAGACGGCTCAAATATTCCATGACGGCACTATTCCTGAGACGCTGTACGGCAGAGTCGAGACAAAGGGAGCGTTGGGCTCGGCGCCTGTGCTTACCGGGTTGCAGACGAAGTTCATGGTGCGCTTGAACAGCCTGTACCGGCGCACTGGCCGGAGCTTGGTCGATCTAAACACGATGGCGCTCAAGATGGCGAAGCAGCTGTACTCGAAGAAGCGCATTCAGACAATCGGCTGGCGTAAGAACAGATACTTCGAGTTGGATATGTACGGCAGCCGAATTGGTGAGCACTTGAGACACCGCGTGTTTTGGGATATGTCGGTGACTGACCCGGATCGTCATCTTGTGATGGAACTACAGAAGAACGGAAACAAGCTGCAATCGAAATATCGCACGATCGAGAACCTCGGCATGTGCGCGGGCGACGAATTGGAGTTGATCCGACAGGAAGACATCTACGAGATCCGCAAGAAAGCGGCTGAAGCGTTTGAGACGCAGCGGTTGCAGCAAGAATTCATGCCGCAAGGCATCGAGGGAGTCAACCGCAACGTGGTTTCGCAGATGAAAGGGCGTGTCGGGCCGGCTGAGCGGCCTGGGCCGGGCAGACCTCGCGGCGTTTTACCCTCCGCGCCACGCGGTGAGGGGCGGGCTCCGGCTGCTCGCGGCTTTGATCCCAAGCGCGTAATCGCTGATCTGCAGGCCGTGAAGAAACTGAAAGGGGCTGTGTTCTTGGTCGCCGTGGACGATACCGTGGACGTGGCTGTCACGAAGAAGAGCGATAAGGGAATCATAATCAACGCTCCGACGATGCAGGCGTACCGCGGAAAGATAGTCTTTATCTCGATCCAGCCGGGTGAGGAACAAGAAGGCTGGTATCCGATCAAAGGTGGGGGTGGCTGATGCCGAAAGTGAAGAAGAAAGGGCGCGGGAAGACGCTGAGGACGCGCACGATTCACCCGAAAGGCAGACCGGATAAGGTTATTCGGGTTGATGTGATGTCAAAGCCAGGGCCACGCGGGGGGAAAACAATCGCCGGGCCGGTACGCACGGTGAAGAAGGCGAAAAAGAGGCGAAAGCGATGATTTATAAATGCACGTGCCTGGACTGCAAGCATGAGTTTGCCACTCGGAAATCGCCGGCGAATTGGGGGATCGTGTGTTGCCCGATGCCTGTGTGTCGCAGTCCTAACATCGCGTTCAGTGAGTACGACTATCACAGGGATTTCGAACTCGTAACCGTATGATTCGCTTCGGGGACATACTCGCGTCCGTCAACCGCGAGATTGATATGTACCAACTGCGGAATCAGGTTCGCAGCGGCCTGAACCTTCCGGGCGTTCCAGGTGAAGGCAAATGGCGGAGTCCTAAGCTGATGATAATTCATGAGAGGCCGGGCGGTGGCTATATGCAGGGAATCTTCCGCAAGAGGGCCGCTGCCGTTTACAGGGAAATACTCGAGCGCGAGAAGATCGGGCTAAGTGAAATCTATGTGACGGCCTGCGTGAAGACAAGGCCGGGAACCAAAAGGCCGTCGCTGCGATATGAAATGAATTTGTGGGGGCCGGTACTCGACAGAGAGATCGGGCTTGTCAAGCCACAGGCGGTTGTGCTGCTCGGGCATCTCGCGCGGCGCATGGCGAAGCATTCGAAGGAACTGAACAAGTATGGGTCTACGGGTATATCCACCGCGAAGGAAGAAGCCGGGCGAATTTAGCTTTGACCTTGCTCCGGAGCGCGCGGAGACGGAAGAAATCGTCGAGGCTGAAGGCGGCGGCAACGTCTTTTTAGATGCTCGCGCCGGTGGCGATATACGAGCATTTGATCTTGAGACATATCTTCCACGCTTGGGCCAGCAAGAGACGACACCGGCTGCAACTGAAACGAAAGAGGCATCTGCTGAAACGAAAGGGGTGTCCGCTGAAACGGTCGCATATGAAGAGAAATACGGGGCGCTCCCCGATTTCGCGGATCTCAATGAATACACGGAATGGAAAGAATCGCAGCGTCCACCCGATGCGCCTGCCCGCGATGTCTATGTATGGCCGGGGCCGTCCGGCTGGAAAGGGCCGCGTTCGAAACGCGCTCAAGAATATCACGAGCGAGTCGAGAGGGCCGGAGAGCCGTCGTATCAGCCGACAGGCAAGCTCTACAGTTGGTATGACGAGGCGGGTACGCTTCAGGTCACAGGCAACGCCGAAGAGATTCCCGAGAATGTGGATGTTCGCGTGTTTCAGGGGCCGACGAGACGCGGGGTCGCTCAACCCGCCGCTGCACCTGTTGAAGAGCCGCCGACTGGCTTGCCTACCGTACCCGTGAGAGAACGTGTAGCAGCGATTACACCTGGGCCAAGTGGCGAGAAGATGTTGGCGCAAGTGGAAAAAGAGGTTCCGGTGATTGATGCTGTGACATCACCTGCCCGCGCCGTCACGCCGGAAGATCAGAAACGGCGCGAGGCTGTCCGTAAGAACGAAGAGAAAGCCGTGAGCGATTGGCGCATAGCAGCTGCCGGCATGGGCGGCACACGCATGATTGCGGATATGCCGGGCAGACCTAAAGCGAAGAGCGCGGTGCTCGGGACAACGATTCAGCCGGCGCGCACACCCGACCTTGAAACAACGCTCAGCCAGCTACCACGTACCAGCTTTGTCGAGACGATGCAAGATGCATACGCCCGGCGAGAAGCGAAAGAGCCGGGGTTTTGGAGCAACCTCGCGGCCAAAGCCGATATGTTCGCTGATGTGTACTCGATGGGGGGCACCCAACAGATCGAGTTGGATTATGCGCGCAAGCTCGTGATGGCCGATCCAGAAGTGCAGGCACTCGCTCAGAAACAAGGGGCTGATCTTCAGGCGCTCGTCTTTCCAGATCAGCAAGACTTTGACCTTTGGTATGCCTGGCTCACGAATAAACATCGTGGGGGGATGCCGTTCACACGGCGTACCCGATACGGTGCGCTGCAGGAGTTTTGGCGCGAACAGGCGAAGTCACAGCCGGAGCTTGTGAATCTGATCGCTCAAAAGACGCTCGGCGCCATAAACAGCGGCGTTGCAATGGAGCACTTTCAAGAACAGGGGATTCTGAAGGGAGTATATGAGGGGCTTATAACTGATCCCCTGTTTGTGGGGTCGCTGATTATCGGCGGTGTGACCAGTGGAATGAAGCTCGGTGCCACCGGCCTTGCCGCTACTGGAAGAGTCGGAGCCGCCGCGAAAGTCGCACGGGCCGCGAAAGCCGTTGAGACGGCGCGGATCACCGTTGAGCCTGTCGAGATGGCCGTAGGCGCAACGGCAAAGGGCGTGGCTAAAGGAGTCAGCGCTGTCGCAAAGCCAGCTGCACGAAGAGCAGCTGCAAAGGTTCTGCCTGAAGCCGAGTACGGAATTAGGCGCGCTTTGTGGACGTGGGCCGGAGAGAAGCCGGAGAGCGTAGCGCGGCGCGGGATCGCGCGCGCTTTTAGCATCTTGGATGATGCGGATACGGTCTATGCACACAAAAACAGAGTAGTGCAGAGCATCCGGGAAGGTCTGCGTAAAGCCGGCGTTCCAGACGAAGAACTCGTTCGTGAGGGTCAGCGGATCGAGCGCGGTGCTACGCTCGTACAGAAGATGCAGAAGAAGAAGCCTTACCTGTACCGCAAGGGGCTACGCGATGCCGAAGAACTGCTGAAGCGCGTTAAGGGCAAGACGCTGGTTGACCCGAAGACAAAGCAACTAACACCGCTTGGCCGCGTCGTTCATTATCTCGATACCGGCAAAGGACTGGACAAACTCAGCGACACCGAAAAAGAGGTCGCTCAAACGATACGCGGCATTCTTGATGAACTGAAAGAGAAGCTGCCGGAAGATGTGGGCAAAGTCGAGCATTACTTTCCTCGGTTCGAGCCTGTGCCACGCAAACGTAGGCCCGTGCAGGAAGCGAAGAAGGCGCTCGGCAAGGAAGCAAAGAAGTTTTGGGAGGAAGTCCGCGAGGCGAACCGGCCAGCGATTCGCATATACAAGACACGCGACGATGCACTGAGCGGGCTTGGGCGCCGTCTGGCCGGCCAGGACGTGACGGAACTGAATGAGCAAATTAACACGACACTCATCAAGCTGGCTGAGAGCTTCGGCGCAGCCGAAAAGAAAATAAAGAAGCCTGCCGGCTTCAAGGTTTCAGCGCAAGTCGAAATAAGCGGCAAGCCACACACCATCGAGGAAGCTCAGAAGATCGCGCGCATTCAGCGTGCCCGTGGCACTGACGCGAGCATCGCCGCCGCCGAACGTATAGAGGCTCGGGTTGCTGAAGCAGAAGCGAAGGCCGGCAAAATCATCTCGGCACAGCAAAAAGCGTTAGCGAAACGGAAAGTGAAGGAGCTACCCGCCGAAGTCCAGCAAGTTCAAAAAGAGCTTGCCGCCGCCGAAGAGCAAGTGCGCGGGCTAGAGGTTCCTGTCCGTCGTGCTGAGAAGATGAAGGTCCGTATGGAGGCGCTGAGAGAAGAAGCAAAAGAGCTTCGACAAGGCTTCATGGATCTTGCCGGCTCGACGGAAAAAGAAGAGAGGATGCGACAGTTCCGAGGTGTCCAGCAAAAAATCGAGAAGACACAGGCGGAGCTAAAGGCATTGGAGCCACAGCCCGACGAAGTGAAACGGCTTGCGCGCACACTCTACCGTGACGCCAAGAAACGCCAACGACAAGAGGGCGGCACGCTATTGCAGGCTGTGAGGCGCGAATTCACAACGGGCGGAATCAAAATAAAAAAGCCGACAAGGCCCGGCGCAGAACTGGACGCATGGAAACGGTTGGCGCCTGCGTGGAAATCTACCCGGCAAGGACTCAGGCTCGACGATCTGATAGAAACCGTGCTGGAGCAAAACCCGCAGTTGCGGAGCAAGTACGGGAAGATCCCCGATCCTATGCACGTCGTCGAAGACCTGAAAGCTGAAGCGCGAGGCGGAGCGAAAATTCGTGTTGTCGACTTCGAAGAGGAAGCATATCAGAAGCTCTTGTTCGAGAGCCAGGGATACGAAGAAGAGCTTGCGCGGAAACTATACGATTACGAGCTTGAGCGTGAGCGCTTGGTGTACGAGGCAATGCAAAACCAGGTGGACGACACGCTTGAAGAGGCCGAACGCACGAGATGGGGCGATGCGATACAGGCCAAAATCGAGAAGCTCGACCAGGAGTTTTGCGAGTTGGAAGAAGCGCTCGGCCCCGAAGACGCGCTGAAGCAGATGGCACGGCGCTTGGATCGGAGCTATCGGAATCGCACCAAACTGGAGCGACACCTGAAGGCGAAGCGCGAGAAGCTGGATCGCTATCGTGACTTTACAAAGGCCAAGCCGGTTTATAAAGAAGAGCCGATTGACCTCAGTAAAGATTTCGTGGACTTTGTAAGGAACTATCCGGTGGAACAGACCGAACTGGATATTCTGGAGAAATGGCACCAGAAATTTCTTTTAAGGCCGTTCAAGACAACGATGCTCGGCTATCGGCCATCGTATGCGTTGCGGAATATCAGCACGGCCTCGCTACGAACAATGAATGAGATGCTGAATGGAATCCTTGAGGGCAAGCCCTGGGCGCCGTCATGGAGCAAGGCCGCGCGCGATTTCATGCACATGGACAAAGAGTTTCTTTTCGAGTCGATGTACGCGCGACATATACCTGTGACGACACGCAAGACGATGGGGCGCATACCGCATTTTGTGTACGGCTTGGAGGGCTCGGCTGACAGGTACTTCAAGACCGGCGCCACTATCGGCAAAGTGCGCGCGCATGTGACCGACCTTGCGCGCCTGAACGAAGTAGCGACACATGGCCGGCCGCTGAGCGAAATCGTGGGAGAGCTTCGGAACAAGGGAATCATTACGGATTTTGCCGATTTGGTGCATAAGTACGGGCGCCAGGAAGCAAACCGGATATTCTTCAACTTTCAGGAACGGATTGGCTTGATGATCGGAGCGCCAGGGCAAATGTTCCCGTTTGCGGAGTGGGGTTATAAGAACTGGAATTACGTCGTCAAGGATCTGGTCAAGCATCCGTGGAAGCTTCGGGCGTGGAAAGTTGCCTATGACCAATGGGCGCATCAATACCAGGATCATCCCGACTATCAGCGGCACGTCGTCAGACTCACGAGGGACGGGCCGCTTCGGTATTTCAATAACTTCTTCTCTCAACCGCTGTGGAATGTCGGCGGCTATCAACCGCTGATGCCGTTCTTGGAGGGAACAAGCGAGTACGATCAGCTGAGGATTGAGACCTTCGAACCCGAGCTTCAGGCGATTCTCAGGCGCGCACAGCAAGAGGGGCTTACCTGGGATGAACGCGAGAAGCTGATCGACAGGGCAGATACACGGATGGGCTTTAAAGGTGCAGGCAGCTTCCGGCACTATTTGGAGGACAGCTACATTGCAGGCGCACAGACCGGCTATCGTTATTCGAAACATGCCTTAAAAGAACTCGTGGATTACATGGGGCAGAACCTCAGCCTTGGGCCGACAGCACAACTGGCTGTGGCATCCATCGGGCTTGCGAAGTTTCCCGAGTATCGTAACTATTTCGGCTGGCAGAATGTCCTTGAAGATATGGGCTTGATAGTAGACAAGCGGTTCCTTGACTTCTTCATTCCAGAGGGGAAGGAGCGCTATTACGAGCGCAAGATACATCAGGAAATGGAGAAACAGGAGCTTCGAGGCGAGATACCGAATCGTAAACGCGCTGAGCGAGCGGTTGGAATTGAGAGGGCGATTGCTCATATCGTGAACAACTTCCTTCCCTTGAGTGGCCGCTTTATAACGCCGGAGGACGTGGAGCGTATCAGCATGATCGAGACGCGCAGACGCGCGATGGCCGGGCTCTCCCCTACTCCTGAAACCTCGATGATCGACGTGATGAAGAATCAGCTTGAGACGGGCCGCGACTACTCGATAGCGAAGTTTCATGTCGAGGCTGAACGCGCACAGAACAAGGGCGATTACGCGCGCGTTGTCGAGAGGCGGAGCCCTGGCGGGGCGGTCGTGGCTCTTGGGCCTGCACGTCTGAGCACACGTAGCGAAGAGATAGAGGCGCTGAAGCTGGCTGCTGCGCTGGCCGTATTGGAAGCGGTTCCAGAGGCAGAACAAAAGAAGTATGCACAGGCATACGATGTCGATGGTCTTGTGCTTGCAGATTCCGGCGCCATCGCCAGAAAGAACGTGGCAGCTGGCTACTACGAAAAGACCGCCGCGTTTCTGTTGGCTGATGCGAAAGACCGCAACAAGATGGTCAAAGACGATCAGGACTTGCAGATGTTCGAGTTGGGCGTAAAGGAAGTCGGCGGCGTGCGCGCTCGGCCACACTACGCCAAGCAATGGATCCAACGGCTGGCCGATGATTCTATAGCGATGGGAGATCCCCGCGTGTTCCGGGACAAGCTGGCTGAGCATCCCGAAATGATAGAGCTCGTGCGCGACCTTCCAGACGGGCAGACGTTCATCAACACGATCCAGGCGAAAGTGTTGAAAGGCGCACAGACCGCGCCTGCGAATGTGGCAGCCGACATCAAGCGGATCAATGAGCTTCGCTATCAGGGGCAGACGGAACAACTGACCTCGTACCTCGATAAGCTGAGCAATGAGCGCGTTGGCGCCATCAAGGATCATATCGGTGAGGGCGAGTATAAGCGCATGGTGGACGAAGCAAAAGACATCGGCGCGTTTAACGAGGCAAGCGAATTGCTGCAGGGCGTCATGCAGGCCGACGACTATGTGAGAGCGTGGGAGGATCTGAACACAAAGGACAAGGGAAAGATCGAGTCGCATTTTCCAGAGTGGGACATTCCCGAACGAATGAAAGCCGAAAAGAAACGGCGTGAAGAGCACGCCGAAAATGAAGAGTGGAAGCAGCGCATAGCCGAATCGAATTATGACGTTCGACTGCGGAAGACGGTGCCGGCAGAAGTCAAGAGGCGCCTTGCAAATGAAAATCAATTTTGGTTCGACTTCTTTTATCCGTCTGCTCAGATGCTCGCCCAGGCTGAGCTACGGAAAGAGAAGTTGAAGGAACAAAAGAAACGGGAGAAAGAACAGGCTGAACGAAAAGAGTTCTTGGCGGAGGTGAAGAAATGGGAAGAGCAGATTCTAGCGTCGGATTTCGATAGCTCATTTAAGGGCAGTCGCGTACCAATCGACGTGCGGCGCCACCTTGCCGATAAGGACAAACGCTTCGAGCAGTTCTTCTTCGGGAAGGCAACGGGCACAGGCGGCAAAATTGCCGGTGGACGTCGGAAGAAAGGGCGAGGCTCCGCGCATGCAGGCTTCGGTGTAACCTCGGGGCGTCTGCGCGGCAAGGGACAACGGGAACGGAAACAGCTGGCATTCACGGCCAGAGGGCAAGGGAAAAGCAGCGTGTTTGCCCAAGCCGCTGAAGCTGCCGGGAAAAAACAGTAGGAGCGTGTTTTATGGCGACGGAAGAAGAACTGCAGGCACAGATTGACCAGCTGATTCAGGACAAGGAAGAATTGGAACAACAGCTGAATGATGCTGGCTTCGATCAGGAAGAATTTGACAAGATCAAGGGCGAGAAGAAGACGGCGGAAGAGCAGTTGACCGCCGTACAGAAAAAGCTGGACGAACAGCAAAAGACGAATGCACTGCATGTGTACGAGCGCAACCGTGACAAGGCCATCAAGGAGTCGGGGCTGCCCGAGGATCATCCCGTTATCGAGGTTATGTTTCCGAAAGACGAGCCGATCACGGGCGATGCGTTCACGCAAAAAGCCGAGAAGCTGAAGGAGATCGCAGCCACGATGTCACCGAATCCGCAGCCGCCGAAAGAGGAAAACGATCCAGAGGCCGCAAAGTGGAAGGGGTTCAAGGGCGGCGTACAGACCGAAACCGAAATGACGGGTAAAGAGGGGCAAACGGAAAAGCAGCGCCGATGGCAGGGCGCGAAAGATCAGTTCAAGAATGACCGTGATCCCGTCAATCTTGCCAAGCATGTGATCGGCAGGCTCAAGCGTGTTGTGCCTCGCCGGACCCGCGGCGGCACGTCGTTTTATGAGATCGAGGAGGTGAACCGCTGATGCCATTCTGGAAATGTCAGACATGCGGGTTCGAGTTTCGACAGGCGAAAGAGCCCGAGAACTGCATTGCCTGTGATCGCCAGGACAGGAAGACGAAAGGGTTTGAGCAGTTGCCTGATGCAGTACCCGAGCCGACAGAACTGCCAGCGGATTACCACTGGCGTTGTAAGACGTGTGGATACCGCAGCGTCACAAAGGCGATTCTGAAGAAGTGCCCGAACTGCGAGCGTCAAGAGCGGCTCAGTGAGGGCTTCGAGCCTCTGAGCGCGGCCGCTCGGCTGCTGCTGGCGGACGCAAGGATGAAGGCAAAGCAGGCTGAAGAACGCGCGAGTATTCCGAAGCCTACTGCCTATGCTCCGAAGGCGGACATGATCGCGTGGCTGCTCTCGCGTGGAGTCGAGACAATCGAGGTAGACGGCACGGTGCTTCGCCTTGACGAATGCGAGAACAAGTACCCGCCGACAAAGGCAGACCTCATGAACATTATCGAGAAGCTGCTTGCAAAGGAGCACGCGGAAGACGGCTGATATATTTTTTCGCCCGTGATTATAGCGACAGTCCATAGGCTTTCCTGAATCGCAGGAAGAAGGGAGGTGAGAACGAATGGCGGATACTGACGGCATCACCTGGTTTGAGCGAGCCGTATCGGAAGAGTTTATCGACATTTCCGAATACCTCGCTTCAATCGTTAATGTCTCAACCGAATTTCTGGCAGACATTCAGGAAGGCGCGCCTGCGGACAACTTCGAGTTTATCCGCGAAGAGGACGGGCTGAATGCTCAGCAAGTCACGCTGAATGGCGGAATCAACGATTCCGTCACGACCATTGCGGTCGCAACGGGCCACAGCGCCCGGCTGCGTGTCGGCACGATTCTCCAAAATACGGAGAACATAGCGGCCGACGCAACTGCAGGCTCTTCGGCAGAGCGGTTGGTTGTCACCGTAATTACGTCTGACGCTGACATCACTGTCGCCACGCGCGGGGCTCTCTCGAGCACGGCGAAGGCGCACACAGACGCGGCGGTGTTTGAGATTGTCGGTCACGCCGACTCTGAGTATGGCGGCGTTCCGCCCGATGAATCGACGGACAGGGCGAAACAGACCGAGAATTGCCAGATATTCAAGAAAGCCGTTCGCACGTCCTGGATTCGCAAGTTCAGTTCGAGCGTGACGGTGCCTGACGAAGAGGCATATCAGCTTGCACAGCGCACGATGGAGATAAGCGAACTGATGGATCGCGCATGCCTCAACGGCATGAAGGGATACGTCACGATCACGGATCGCTATTACGCGATGAATGGGATGCTTCCCATGATTAACACCGCGAACGGCAACCGTGTCACCACGGCCGACGCGCTCGGCCCAACGGTTATCAATGACCTGAATGCGCTGATCTTTGCCAAAGCGAGACAGCACGAGCTACCGACCAGACTGATTGCAAGGGATAACATCATCCGTTACATCAGCCGGTTCGGTGAGCAATACGTCCGCAGAACGGCGAGCGACAGACGACGGGGAGAGTATGTGACCGAGTTCCTGACCGACCTGGGCAATGTCCTGCAGCTGGTCAGCGACAAGAACATGCCGCGGGGTCAAATGGCCCTGTATAACCCGATGAACATAAAGAAGCGGACACTGATCCCGTTCGGGATTTTCCGTATGCCGGAAGCAAAAACTTCCGATTTGTGTCTGCTCATGACGGTCTTCGGGCTTGACCTGATGAACCGCAACGAGCTTTTCGCAATTCACACAAACATCTCCGTTCCGTCGTAATGGAGATAAGCGGGTGGGGCTGGACTTCCGGGCTGTTGCATGGGCGTCTGGCCCTTACCCGACATTACCGAAAGGAGCAAGTCTATGAATCGCGTTAAAAGCGCGGTCGTCGTTGGTGTTCTGGCGGTGGCGCTTGTGGCTGCGTTTCTGATCGGGAGGGCATTAGAACCCGACACGGCGTATGCTGCCACGGACGTTTATAACGTGGCGCGTGGTGTCGAGACGGATGCTACGCACTGGCTTGGCGGCGTCCCGAGTCGTGGCATCGGTGGCCTCAAGATACAGGTCGGCACAGTCACATTTGATAATTCGTATGCGCGCGGTGGGGAAACGGTGGATCTGTCGGGCACGTTCCCGAATCACGTGCTTGCGTGTATCCTCGCTGCGAAAAAGGCGTATTCCGTTGACGATACAGATTACTGTCACGTCTTCGAGTATGTGCATGCGAGTTCGAGCGCGCCGGCGACTGGCAAGGTAAAGGTATACATCGACGGCCTTGAAGTTGCAAACGCCGCGAATCTGCAGCATCTCGTGGTGGACTTCATCGCCATTGGCGATTAACTGAAAGGGGGTGTGTCGAGTGTCCAACAAGATCGAACAGAAGACGGCCAGTCAGGGCGGCAAAATGCCCAAGAGTCACGGGCCGAATGCGTCTCAGATGTTGTCAAAGGTGAAGTCGGGCCAGTCCGGGAAAAAGAAGTAGGCTGGCCGCGATGGGTCGGAGTGGTGGGGGTGCCTTTGGGGGTGATTTGTTTTGGCAGTCATTGTTAGACACAAGAAACTGACGGCCAGCGGGAAGCTCGGAACTGGCGGCGGCGATTCGGCGGACGCTCATGTCGAGCTCGCCGGTGTTCAGCTTGTTGGCGGGAGCGATGCCGCAACCGTTATCGGCTATAAGGCTGGCGCGGCGACGGCTGGTAAGGAGTTCATGAAGCTGAGCGCGAGCGCGAACACGGAGGGGGCATGGAAGCCAGGCAACGCGCACGGGCTACAGTCACAAGAGGGCTGGTACTTCGCGATTACCGGCACCGAGCCTGCCGTGCATGTGTACCACACGTGAGGGAATGAGCTATGAGCACAAGAGCGGTTTTGAGGCCGCGCGTTCGCTCCATGTTGGCGGATACGGACGAAGCTGATAATTTCTGGACGGACAGCGAGATCAACTCCGCCATCAATGACGCGATAGCGGCTCTCTGGCCGGAAATATACAAGCGCAGCTATTCCGTAATCGGCCAAACGAATGTTTCCAATTATGCGTATGATCTGCCGATCGGCGTGGAGCGCATCGGGCGCGTCGATGTCGAGGACTCAGACGGCAACTTTCAAGAGGTCATGGCCTGGGAGGAATCACAGGTTGACTTCGGCGCAACAGGCAGCGCAAACCACCTGCTTTTACGAAAGCTGCCCCGTACTGCCGGAATGGACATCATCGTGATTTACAGGGGGAAGTTCAGTCCGTTTTCCGCCGATGATGTCGAGGCCGATTATCCGAGCTACATGGATTTGGCTGTCATTATCGAGGCAAGCGCGATCTGCCTTGAGAAGAGTCTGTCACGTCGGCTTGAATACAACAAGTTCGCGGCGAATCTGAACAAGCAGGCTGCGAGTATCGAGGGTCTGATTTCCACGATCCGATATCGGCATGATCGCTTCAACGCGCTATTGGATCACCACAGGATGCCACCCATCGAGAGCGCCAGACAGCGGCAGATCGGTATGACAGAGGGAGTACAACCGGCGCACAGTGGGCGTAGCCGTTTGGGGGTAACACCAACTGAGGAACAAGAGTAATGTCGAGCCAGAGCGATTTGACTGAACTGTGTCGGAGCGTGTTGGCCGATGATGCACCAGTTGACTACGATTGGACGGACACGCAGATAGTCGAGTTTCTGAATCGGGCGCTCAGGTCGATTTATCCGGCCTTGTATCGCGTCGTCGTGAATGAGGAAATCTGGCTGCGGTACGATACGCTCACGTATGATCTCTCCGCGTTCTACCCGCCGATCAAGGGGCTAATCGGCGTATGGCTCATCACGAGTGATGGCGATTACTTCATCCGTCGCCATTACACGTATGATCCGGGCCTCGTGAAGCTGACATTCAACCCCGGCTTCTACTACTCGATCCTGCGTGATACCGCCTCCGCGAACCAAACGACTGAACATCTCGGCGTCGTATACCGGAGCTTCTTCAGTCCGTTCAGCGAGGCGAATCAAGAGTGTGAGCTTGATTCGCCCGACGAAGAACTGCTCGTGCTGAAGGTTGAAGAGTTAGCGCTCCGGAAGCTGCGGAATCAGATGATTAAAGGCCGTGTGCGGCGCTCGACGGAGACGTGGAACGAATTTGACCGGATCATTCTAAGCGCAACACGGAGCTTTAATGATCTTCTCGGTCAGAAACGAATGGTCGGGCATGGCGGGTATCCCTCGACGAACAGGCGCAAATTGCAGACGGCGAGAGTGAGGATGGGTTGATGCAGCTTGAAGGGCTCCAACTTGTGAGGTGTAGCCTGTGCGGATCGGATTTCTACACCGACGATCCGGCGCATGGGATATGCCGGAAGTGTCTCAAGAAAGTGAAGTATGTACGCAACAATGAGTACGTGATACCGGATACGGAACATGGCGGGAATAGCAGGCGTCACGCACCACATCGAACTCGACGGTAAGGGCTACATCATCAAGGATGGCACGTACCGCAAGGCGAATCAGGCGCCACTGATTCAGCGAATCGGTATCGGTGAATCTGAACTCACCAGTGTTTCCGCCTTTCAATACGTGCGCCAGGACGATTTCACTGGCGGCAAGGATCAGCGCACACACGGTGATCCATACGACGATCGCTATTGGGATTCCAGGGGTTTCTACCCGAAAGACGTGGAAGAGCTTCGGCTGCAAAGGGCCACTCAGGTTGCCTATTCGCTCGCGATAAATGAGAGTTGGCTGATTCCATTCTCCAACTGGCTGTGGCTTGCCGACAAGACGACACGCAGCCTGCGCTACTCAACAAGCGGCACATCGTGGAGCACGTTTACCTTCCCGACCGGCTACCCTACAGGCTCAAGCGGCGCGATTGCAGGCATGGCCGTGGTACACAACAAGCTCGGTGAACCGCGGCTGCTGATTATGTCTGCAACCGGCGTGTTCTTCGCAATCAAGCCGACTGGCACTGTCGACACCGACGTCGGAGATGTCAACGGCGTCCGGGACTACAGCGCGTATGGCGGCACGTGGTCATGTCTGATCGAATGGGGTAACGCAATCTATTTCGGGCGCAACTCTGCGGTATTTCGTCGCACAGCTATGGAAGACAGCGAGGTCGTGGCGGACGGCGCTTGGATGACAACGTGGTGGTACACGAGAAAAGTGTTGCGCTCGGCGTATGTCGCGTTGATGGGTGACGACGCCTTTACGCCGCCAGAGGATTACTTCGACAGGTTTCCGGCTGGTACAGGCGTAGTTACGTGCATGATGCCGGCACTGTCGCCACAGGTGCTTTGCGTCGGTACATACGATTCGGACACAGAGAACAGCTATATCACGATCAGCAACGGCATCACGGAGTTTCCGACTGAGCACGGCGATTTCCTCGTGTTTCAGCCGGGCCTGGAATTGGCCGACTTCGAGATACGTTCGATGGCAGCATTTCAGAATGCGCTTATCTACGGCGGACGCAAGGAGATCAATGGGCGCGATGTCGGGCACGTGTACGGCTACCCACGGGAACTGCTTGCAGAAGTCGGAGACGATTTGACGGATTCGTTTGACTACACCGTCCGCGCGATGGCCTCGCACGATGATGTTCTTTTCGGGTTCAACAACAACGTGCAGACTGGCGGGAACCATGCTCCAGGAGTCATGAATCTTTCGGCGAAGGGACACGTACCGCGTCTGCAGGCGCCGTCGTTTGCGAGTGGATCGTCAACGATCGTGGATGCAATAGCCACGTTTAAGGGACAGGTCTATTGGGCTGTCCGTGGTGTCGGGCTGTATCGCACTCATACGACAACGGATCTCATTACCTCGGCCAGATTGGAGACATCGGAATATGACGGCCATCTGAAGATGGTTGAGAAGAAATGGCTTGACTGCAAGATCGAGTTAGGCCAGCTGCTCAGTGGAGATCAACAGATTGTCGTGAAAGCCCGGAGTTCTGACGGTGAGCGATATATCACGCAGCCTGTCAGCATCAGCGGCGTAAGCGTATCGAGTGTTGCGAATGCGACAGGCACGGGCAACAAGACGCTGACATACACGTATAGTGCCGATCCACTGACACAGACGTTGACGTTCGGCGCCGGCTCGCCTGTCGACGTGAGCGCTGGCGGCTACTTCACACTTGCTGATGGTGCCGGTGGGATCGTCGTATATGTGGACGCCTCCATTCTGCCGGCTGAGACAATCAACGAAACGCTGGTGGTCGGATCGCTGCCGATTACGCTTCTGACCATGACGGCCGCCGATGGATACGAGAAGAAAGGGTATCTTCCGGACAATGTGGTGTGCCCGTGGCTGAAGGTCACAGTCGAGTTTTCGCAGAGTTCAGCCGATGCGGACATCGTAATCAAGTCGCTGTTGCTGCGGTTCCTGCCGATGGGCGACACAAAGAAAACGTGGGGCTTCGTGATTCGTGCGTATGACGATATCGAGTTACTGGACTCGACGCCGGAATCTGAGAATATGGAGACGCGCACGGGCTTTGAAATCTTCCAGGAGATACTGACGGTTTACAACAAGCGTCAACCGATTGTGCTTGAGGACATAGAAAATGAGCTTCACAAGGTGATACTCAGCAACATACAGGCGGAAGCTCCGCAGATCCAGCAACCGAGTCCGCAGACGTTGGAATATGAGATTGCCGTGGAACTGACAGAGGTATGAGATGCGATGGCCCAAGGGAACAGAGCGCGTTGTTGGGAATAAGGTCGAACCATTGCCGCGCATTGCCGTAAACAGGAAACAGGTCGGGCCTGTGAGGTTGGGAAATAGAAACGTCGGCATTGCGTCTCCGTTGCGCGCGCTTGCGCGGAAGGATCTCTCATGGTATTTCGTCCTGCTAAACCAGGGCTGAAACGGGCGTTCGGCGAAATCATCGAGCCGGTTCCTCGTAACGAGTTTGCTGTAGAGCAACGCCCGAGTCCTGTCATGGTCGGCGGGAAACTGCTCGACATAGAGTATCCGTGGGAAACCGAGGATGATTTCTTTCTGAATCCGACCGCTCCAGCCGTCGCCGACTTCATAGACATCGTTCCAGAGCATGATGCTATGGGCATCTTTGAATCTCATTTTCCTGGGGGCATACCCATAACTGGCGATTGGCCAATCATTTATGCCGTATGTTCTGGTGAACCTTGGGCAAAAGCTCTTATACGCCTCAGCCCAAGCCAAATCCCATCATGGACTCCACAGCGAGTTGTCTTCAATTATCGTGTTACAAACGCGACAACCTGGCCGGACTTTTTATATATTCAAGCTCATCACATTCCTTACAGGTTGTATGATCCAATAAGGGAGCGCCCTGAGATCTGGTCTGAAAACGACGTTAATATAAGCGGGTGGTGTCCTCCAATCTGGTCAGGGATTTTCCTCATCCTAACGGCTGCCCTTCAAATGCCAATCAATAGGACAAGTGGATGGCACTGGTTTGATCTAGTTTGTTGGCAAGGACTTGAATGGCAATGGATTAAAGAGACAGGAATATGCATCGCAATAGTCTGGAAGCTTGGCGATCAGAAGGCAATCTATTTCAAAACGTCGGAATATCCGGGGGTTCCACCATACATCGACCAGCCGTACTTCCGGTTCTATAGAACATGCTCGGACTGGAGTGATTATCCCAGCGGGCCAGAGCCGCCGCATCCGGGCTATATGCTAAACCCATACATGCCCTAGGGGGGTGAATCCGAATGATAACACAGCCAGTGATTCCGACACTGACCGATCACGGGGAATTGGATGGGCGCGATGATGACGATCACTCGGGTTATCCGTTACTAAACAGTAACCGGGGGCTGTTCGGCAATCGATTCTACGTCTCGCACAGCGCGTATTTCACTGAAATCGACGGCGCGCTTGTGTTGATGAAAAACGAGCAGGAAGAAGACCGATGGTAACAAAACAGGAAAAGCAGAAGTATATCTGTGTTGGCGTGCTCTTCGCGCTGGCACTCCTAATGATTGTCATTGCTCTTGCCGCGCCGGTGGAGGGAACACTGCGGAGCGTGCTTGCCGTTCGCAATTCCTACGTCGTTATCAATGCGGACTTGGCGAATCAGGCCGTAACCCTATATTTTTACAAAGAGGGCACACCCATCGAGTGGGCCGCGATTCGATTCAATCAGGAAGAGAGCAAGTTTCAGTATTCGACGAACACGGGCTCATCGTGGTCGGACTTTGGGGCCGGTGGCGGCGCGTCTCAGCTGTCTGATTTAAGCGATGTTGGAACAGTCGCCTATGACCAGTACAAGCTGCTGATCGCTGATGGCGTCAATTACGACTCCGGCTATTTCTATCTCAATTACCTGTACGACGTATATAACAATTCGCCGGCCGACAAGCATGTGCTGATCTATGACGGCGTGACCGACAACCGCTATGAGAATGTGCTGCTCGTTTTGGGCCTGCTCTCAGATGTCAGCCTTTCGAGTCCTGCAAATGGTGAATCTCTTGTCTATAACGGGGCGTCGTGGATCAATCAGATGTTGCTAATGAACGCGTGGATGATTGCGGATATGTACTGTGAGCCAGGGACGCATCCGCAAGACAAGGAGCTGATGATCTTCGACTACACTTCGAAGAACTGGCAATTCGGAAAACCTGATCTTGGTGATCTTGACGACGTGAATATATCCGGCCCATCGGCTGACCAGTTTCTCGGCTACTCAGGCGGCAACTGGATCAACCGGGCGCTGACACAGGCGATGATTGCGGATCTGCTTCACGATGCCGTCAAGATACAGGGCGTCGATATCGACTCAACGGCTCCGGCAGAAGGAGAATTCTACAGGTACAGCGCAGCACAAATGAAATTCATTCTCTCGACCCTAATCAATGCATGGATGATCGGAGATAAATATCTGCCGGAAGGTGTCTACCCGGATAATGGCGATATCATGCGGTTCGACTATGCCTTGGACTCATGGAAGTATGAGGGACTGCCGGGAGACTCCGACAACACCATGCTCAAGGAAACTCAGGGCAGCAATGTCGGCTACGACCTCAACGCAGACCAGGCAGTCGATCTTGACAAGGGCGGCACCGGCGTTTCCCTGACAGATCCGGGAATGAACAAGCTCTTCGGGTGGAACGACACCACAAACGCAATGGCCTGGGTGGTCCTCGGAACCAATCTCGCCTGGGACGGATTTCAGCTTGATGCTGAGATTACGCCGGCAGGCGACGATAAGGAGATTCAGCTAAACATCAGTGACGCAATCGGGACGGATGCCGACTTTTACTATGACTACCTGACCGACACGCTCTATGGGGGATACATATTTAAGCTGAGTGATGGGACGTACACAGTCGGCCTTCAGCCGCACGGCTCCATGACCGGCAATCTGATGTTCACTCTCCCGAGCGGATACGGCACATCGGGACAAGGGCTCAAGACTGATGGTAGCGGTGGCCTGAATTGGGGAACCATTGGCGACATGATGGCCTCCGAATGGGACACGGACAGCAACAGCGCGATTGACTCTGCAGACGGTGGCACCAACAAGACCTCATGGACTGCAAAGGTCATTCCCTGGCTATCAGGGACAAACACCTGGGGCGAAATAGTGATGGGCGCAGCCAAGGCATATCTCCGGGTGAAGAGCGACCTCAGCGGGTACGAATGGGATCTGCTGCATATCTTTAAGACGATTGAGTGCCAGAACGGAAACTACTTCCCCGCCGCCGACGAGGACAGCGACGTTCACTTCAACGACAGCGACAACATCAAAGTTACCGGCTTCTCGGATACGCGAACGGTAACGTGGGAGATCCCGACAGATGCAGACGTGAACCTGGGGGAGGGAACCCTTGAGATCCCGAACGTGTCCAGCGGCGATGTCACCGTGACAGAAGGCCAGATCAAGCAGAAGTCTCATGAGTACGGCTTTGCGATGCACGATGGAAACGACGAAGTCTTTCAGACATTCCTGCGAAAATACTCGGCCAACTTCGTCAATCCGAACGGGCTATATGACATAGACCAGGAATTTCTGATTGACATAATTGGCGACGAAGCTCCGAATGGGATCACGGTAAAACGGATTGACCTGAGACTCGATGGTTCCGCGAACGAAGTCACGGCCTCTCTTTGTTATTGCACCGACTTTCAGACGCAGGGTGACGAAGTGGTGATCGACGTTGTGACGACGTCCTCCGGGAAGACAACGATTACCAGCGGATTCGATAATGCGCTCATTCCGAATGGCAAGGAACTATACCTCAAGATTACCGCCGATCCGAGTGCGGCTATAACACAATGTCTTGTCAAGGTTTTGGGTACGGCAAATGAAGATTAAGACACTGCTACTCAGCTTCTTGCTGCTCTCGCTGGCAAGCTCATCATATGCCGCCACGTTCGAGCTATCCGCCGACCAAGACGACACATGTGGCTGGAGTGTTTTTAATGACTGGCAGGGCGCAGTACTATACATGGGGTACAACGCGAACCTGCCTGACTGCTATATCAGGTGGACAATCAACGTACCTGCGGAGTCAACTATAAATACCGCGTATGTTACATTCACGGCGAATGGCAATAGAAGCGGCGACATGGAACCAATTACCATCTATGCTCTTGATCTCGCCGGCTCTCCGGCCTGGCAAGGGGGCGGGGGATTCAACGGGACGAACTATACCAACAAGACGGCGCTGGATGGCATCGCCGTGGAAACAGGCACAAGTGTATCCTGGGAGCCCGATGAAGCATGGACAAGCGGCAATGAGTATGATACCCCATCTTTGGTGAGCCTGTTTCAGAACATCGTGGACGATCCAGATTACAGCACAAGCAATCCGATTGGTCTCAAATTCTATCGTTCGGCCTCCGGTGACACGCGCAACGCTGAAACATATGACCACGACCCATCAGAGGATGCAGTACTGACACTGGAATGGACTCCGCCAGGAGCGGCTGAAATGGCCCAGGTAATAATTATTGGAGGGTAAGAGAAAGAAAGTGGGGATCGAAAAGCAGACGCTCGTAACCGGCACTGTTCAGATGTGCGCCATCAGAACGATTCGACTGGTCGGCAAGGAGTACGAGCATATGCGCCGGATCGTAGGCAAGGATCGTCTTTGGGTTGCACCACTCGCGTACAAATATTGCAAAGCCACGGACTTCCTCTCGCGTCTCCGCGACGGTTGCATGTGTCTTTTGCATGTGGGCTATGCCAACCATGATTAGAGCGATGTCATATTGTTTCTGTGGCTTTGGCCGGGCAAGAATGGCGTCTTTGATCTTTGGGATGGGCTTACCTGGAAATGCCAACGTGTCGGCGCAAAGGGGGCATCTATCAGCCCACGAATCTCCGATTAGGAGTATCGTTGTTCCATCCTCGCGGAGTAAGCGCCGTGCAAGCGCCTGCTGTTCAGCGCCAAACGGAATGCGCGGCTGCCTGGCTGGATACATTTCGGCAATCTCCGCGGCGAGGTCCGGGCCTGGGTCTGTTCGAATGGAGAACGATATTGCAAAAAAAAGCAATGAAGCTGTAATCAACAATATTTTCCTCATAAGGAAAGTGTACCACAGAAACGGAGACCTGACAAGTGGCTGAGCATCCATGCAAGCAGGAAGGTACTATTGCTCAAATCACGCTAAGACTCAATGAGGGCCATGAGAACTTCAGGGAGCTGCGTCAAGATGTAAAAAACATCTCCGACGAGATAGGGGAAATTAAGCACAAGCTTGGTTTTATCAATGGCCGCGTTACAGCCTGGGGAGGCATTGCGGGAGCGATTGCCGGGCTGATCGGCAGCGTCCTCATTACCCTGCTGACGTGAATGTGGGAGAGCACAAAGCAATGAGAATAATTATAGGCACACCATCGCTCGCATTCAAAAACGAGCGTATCCGTGACGAATGGTTCTCGGGCAGGCTGGATCCCCGGCTCAAAGCTGTGATACTCGCCCAGGCCGCGCATGTGAATCACAGTTGGGGATACGTGCTCGAGATTACAGAGATCCACAGGCTGCGAGAAGAGCAACGGCTGATTTACCCGAATGACCCTAGAAAGGTGTCCGTACATGAGCTATGGCGCGGCGTGGATGATCTTGTCCGGGAGTTTGACTCGAATCAGCATCACGAGCTTGCGGCGTGGACGAATAAGTATTTTCCATACGCGAAGCCACAGTACAAGACTTGTAAGCATCACAATGTCGGCTTTGGCTGGCATCTGCATAATCAAGTGGCAGACCTCGGCGTGATGAACGCGCTTTATTCGCCATGATTGGAGGCTGATCGTATGGCCGTAAAGATACAGAACGGCGGAAGTGAGCCGATCTACACGGCGGCGCTGATGGATGCAAGCCGAACGCTCCTGACCGGCTTGTCGAATGTATACGTGCGTGTGCGCCGTGAGAGCGACGGCTACTATCTCGACTTCGGTGATATGACGTTCAAGGCTTCGCCGGGAAGCATCCAGACGGCCATGTCCGAGGTCAGCGCTGCGAACATGCCGGGCGTATACCTCTACGATTTTGACTTGTCGAACGTCACGAATGAGACGCAGAACGACGTGTACCTGTTCGTCGTCAACTGCGCGTCGGCCATCAACGCACCACAGCAGGGTGAGCTAATCACTGATGATCTGGAAGCGCGCTCCGGGTGGGGCACGTACACATTCACAGCGACCGTGCAGGACTCCGCCGACTCTTCCCCGATACCGGCCGCGACGGTGCAGATTCGCAACGCTGCCGGCACGATCGTTGTAGGCCAGAATACCACGAACGTCAACGGCCAATGCACGTTCCTGCTCGATACCGGCACGTACTCGGTCTATGTGTATGCGACGGGCTACACGTTTTCGAATCCGTATGTGCTCGGGATCTCGGGCAACGGATCGGCCACGTATCAGGGTACGGCGTTCAGCGTCGGGGCCCCAGGCTCGGCTGATGTGTGTCGCGTCTATGGGTTTGTCAAAGATATAGAGGGCGCCGCGATTCAGGGGGTGCGGGTGAGAGCCGAACTCAACTCGCGCTCGGCGTACATCACTGCTGCAAGCTCGGGAACCTTAATAACGAACACGACCGCGCATGCCGTGACGAACGCGGACGGCTACTGGTATATCGACTTGATCCCGAATGCAGACTTGGAAGTTGAGCCGACTGGTACGATAGGCCAGCCTTCAGGCAGCACAGACACGAGCTATACGTTCCATTTCGACGGAGCCAACTACAAGCGGAAATACTCGCCGGTGATCGTGCCGGACGAAACGACGGCGGACTTTAAGACGTTGGTTTAAACCGTAACCGGCTCTTTTTCGTGGCCGAGGTATTCTTGCTGATATGAGGGTCTGACCGGCAAGTTCTCACGCACTCTCCATTCCAGGTAGAGGTCTTTCAAGAACATCTTTATCATGTATCGCTTCGCTGCCATGTCTCTATGACCCTTCGATACATCCTTCCACGCCTTGCCGTCGCCTTTGACTGCATTCCGTTCGTGCTCAAGGCGTTCCTTGTAAGGATAATAGAAGTTGAGCGCATATGGCGACTGCGCCTTCAGGAAGCCGCTGGCCAAGACACCGACAAGAGCGGTTCGCAGGCGCTTGTTGTAGGGAAGCACGAATTCTGGCGTGGCCTTGTCTGCGCGTACCATGTCGTCTGTCTGCACGATATACGCTTCCGGCTGATCTTCCTTATTCATAAGCGTCCTGACTATCTGCCCCATGTCTTTCGTATAGTCCTCGATTTTGACCCGCTTCTTACCGCGCACTTCGCCTGGATTGAGTCCGGCGTATTGCCACATCTTAGATACAGTTACGGCCTTCTTGATGTCGAACTCGGCCAACAGCCAGCCGGCAGCTATCGGGCCGACGCCCTTGACCGTTGAGAGCCACTCATTGTAAACCGGGAAACGCTTCAGGACACTTGCAAGCTTGCCCGCAATTATGGCCTCCATCTGGCGCGCCTCATCGGAGATGGAGGCAAGAATGAGAACGTCGTCGACGCGCAGAAAACGGCGGCGCACGTCTTGTGCAGAGCCATCGGCCTTCCGTCCAAGTCGGTTGTCGATAGCCTTACGCAACGCCTGAAAATCTTCCCTCACTCGTGTGAGAAACTTCAGCATTTCCTGATCTTGTGATTTCATAGTAAACGCTCCTTTAGGATGGTTGACTTAACTACCCTGGCACGCTCCTTTTTTATGGTTGACTTAACCAGCATGGCACGCTTGTCTTTTTTGGGTTTCTTACAAAGCTTGGCGCGCTTTAACCTTGTGGGTTTCTTTAGCTTCTTGGCTCGCTTTCACCCCCTGGGTTCCTTCTTGATGGTGGCTCGCTTCTATACTGTGGGTTTCTTGAACACGATGGCGCGCTTACCTTATTTGGTTTGCTTGAGACCGATGGCTCGCTTCAGCTTGTTGGTTTTCTTCAATACTGTGGCTCGCTTGCTCAAGAAGGGTTTCTTTTTTACCATGGCTATTTCTTCAAAATCCTTTCCATCAGGAATTCTATCAGGTAGGCATACGTTTCAGATGATTCGAGAGTCAGAGGCACCTTGTTTTCGAGTGCGAAATGGACAGCATGAAAGCATTCGTGTGCAAGCCAGTACACCTTACGTCGTTTGGTCCATATCCAAATAACCTCGCTCCCGTTCTCGCTTTCAAAGTGCTTACAGGTTCCGCCGATACGTTCATTCGGTGGCAATTTATAACCGAGAGTGCGTTGCACAGCCTCGCGCCAGCGGGAATAGGAGATCCCGTAGCTCACCCAATAGTTTGTTCCGAAGATCTCATCATAGATGTGCTGCGGAACGTGCTTTTTGGGTTTCTTGGCTTTAGGCTTCGACTTCTTGGTCTTTTTCATTTGACACCGACTATCCTTCCCTTGTCGTCATACACGGCCCGATTGGTGCGTATCGCCTCGGCTATCTGCTCGTCGGTCATGTCACGAAGTTTCGGTTTCCGCTTGGAGGGCTGCGGCTTCTGAAAATCCAACGGCTGCTGCGTCGGCATCGTGGGCCATGCCGCCCGGAACTCGCGCATCGCACAGCAGCAGGCTGTGGCAATCGCGTCAACGGCATGGAGATCGTGAATCTTGGGCAAATTGAGGAACCGCATCAACGTTTTTCGGACTTGTTGCTTCTTCGCGGTGCCGCCACAGATTGCACCACGTACACTGGAAGCGGTGTAGCTGTCGACGTAAATGCCCAATTCTTCACCTATAAGCTCGATGATTCCCTGCACCTGAACCGTGATTATCTTTTCCTTTGGTGTTGCCTGATACTTCGAGAAGACATACATCTCGTAGCACATCACATCAATCAGATGCTTTTTGCAATAGACCGTGATCCATTCGTAGGTGTCTTGAAAATGATGGCCGATAACAGGGATCGTGCCGTAGTTGGCTACTGTGATTTCGCGGGTGTCATGCGACACTTTGATCTCGGCGAAGCCGGTACTCACGGCGCCGGGATCGAACCCGAGGATGGTGGTCATGGGGCTTCCTAATGCAACTTCTTCCTTTGATATCACTCACTCACCCTCACTTCCTCGCACTCCGCGAGTCCGCCGATGGTGACGGTCACAGGGCCGTCCTGTGTCACTGTATAGACCGAGTACGCCCCGCCGTCGTTCATAGGGATTAGGGTCAGGGGCTCTCCATTTGCGGAGTACGACAGCGAGGCGTCAAGGTCTAAGATGTGCACGACCTCACCGACTGGCCGTTGGAAGGTGAAAGGCCAATCAGTGTGAGCAAGCAGTCTTGACATGATTACGGTGATGCCAAGAGCGATGATGGTACTATTCTTCCAGTGATTCACGTCGAATCCGTTCTAAGAGCCTGTGACGACCCCCATTAGCTATAAATTCCATCTCTTTATACCAAGCATCTATCTCGGCCCGTGCTTTATTCCGTATGCGGTTGTACTCTTCCCGAGTCATGCCTAACGCAAGCGCACACTACACGTCTACTCCCCTCTTGCGCAGTTCGGACTTGACCTTGCGCGTGATTTGGGCGTTGGTGTATGTTGGATAGTCACAATCATTCGGGCAGTTGTACCCTCTCTTCGGGAACCAATCACGACAGCGCTCAGTACAGTGTCGGTAATAATCTGCGCCTAGCCCACGATCAAATGGGCACTGTAACCATCGCTGCTTTGCGGGCAGTGCCAGCGCCAACTGTAAGCACAGGATTTCCCATTTTTCGAGCTTGCGCATTTTCCCTCCTTTCTCCCACAAGGGGGCAGGGTGTGCGTTTCACCGTTAGGTGCCGCCCATCGGACCCCTACCCCGCGTGTGGGAAGGCTGTTAATCCACCACTACAACTGCTTCACACGGCTGAGGCGGTGTACTGTGAGGCCCGCTGTAACACCACTTGGTCGTCCCGTCCATCTGGACACGAACCCACAGGTCGGCGATGTCCCACGGAAGCAAGACACGTACTTCTGCTTGACCTGCAGGCATGACTACCAGGGGTACATATGGGCCAGTTTCGCCATCACACGAAAGCTCAACTGTGTACCCCCGTTCTGCTGATATCGGCGACGGCTGAATACCAACTTCGTTGTCTTCGAAGTCAGTGCCGAACGCCATAGCCGGTGCGACCAACAGGGCCGCGAGTGCGAGTGCTACAACTATTCCCTTCATTGATCTATTCTCCTTATGTAGCAACAAACTCACCTGTCTTTAGATCGCACCCGTAATAACCCTCAATCTCCGGCAATCCATGATTAAGGGCTATACGGTGTGCATCCTGTTGGGGATTACTCATGGGCTTACCACCAGACAAACACATGCCGCTGGTTTGCAATGACGTTTTGAGTCTTTCGATTTCCTCTTTTGTCGCGAACACGCCCGTTCTTTTCATTCTGCCGCTCCTTTCTGTGCGTCTACCCTTTCTATCGTTACCACAATATACTCTGGCATTTCCATTTTGGTCGGATACATAAATATCCAGCGCGGTAGAAATAGTAAGTCGTTATCTACCATAGATGGTTCCCCTGGCACGGGTCTGTAAATGTAATCATTGACTACGTGCTGCTTGTCGTTTGCACGAAAGAGAAAGCGGTGAATCTCGGTGGATGAAAGGTTATCATTGAGTCCTGTGACAGATGTTGTGCGGCTATTTGGTACAAACAGCAACCATGCTACAAAGGCCGCTATCAACACGCCGATTATTTGATTTACTATCGTTTCTCTCATTCTGCCGCTCCTTCCTGGTCTTCGCTGTCGTGAATCGAGTGATCAAAACGGCGCATCCTGATGGGCTTTCACGCTTCTCGCTCCCACGGCTCCTTATACGGCATTTTGAGCGCGTCGAAGATGTCAGCCTCAGTCATAACCTTGACCCGCCGCACATCGTGGCAGTCGGCGGGCTCTTCGAGGCCGTCTCCGTTGGCCTTCAGGCACAGATTCATTTCTCTGGCCCGTTTGCAGAGTATGATATTGTGCTCTTTTGAGCCGGTGCGGATCAACAGCAGCGTGGCCCACGTCTCAGCGGTAGCGACGTACAGATCGACCGGGATGCCTTCCCACCTGAACCGGATTATCTTGTCTCCGCCCTTTGGCGTAATCCGATGTTCTTGGAAAAAGAGTTGAAAGCCGGGGCCGGGTATCACTACGAGATCAATGTCATGCACGTAAGGCTTGTGCCGGCGAAGGCTGCCGGCAATCTCGATGCGCTCACAGTGGCGGCTCAGCGCTCGATAGAGGTCTAAGGCGGTAGCGCTGGCTTCCGCAGCCGGATACCGCTTAGGTTCGTCTTTTGGGAATAGGTCTTCTGTCATTGTTCAAACTCCCACAATCTCAGGGCGCCTTTGCATGGTACCGGGTCGGGCAACACTCGAATATCTTCCAGCATCCAAGCATACCGGCCAGGAGAATAATCGCCTAATCGCCGCTCCAAACCGGATATTTCATTTACTACTTCTTCTGTCTTTCTGATGTCTTTCAGGGTCGCCGTGGCGATGATGGCACCCAAAGGAAGGCGTTTCGGGAGCCTGTCAAGTCCTGCTTCTTCTATCGCAAATACCCGTGCGCTTGGCGGGAATCTCTTGGAAGCATGAATAGCAAGCGGGCCGCGATACCTCGTAGTCCAAGAGCGTGTCTCGATCTTTTTGTGCCCGAGTGCGACCAACGATGCCCACGGTTGAGTGAGTGATATGGCCTTCATGAGCCTTGTTCCTCCCGTAGCAGTTGCCGCGCATCCCTCACAGCGCCTTCATACCCTAGTTCGTAGGCGATGCATTTATCGTCGGGAATGGCTTCGTCAGATTTACTCTGATACGGCATGAAATGAACCTTCTGAATCCGTTCCCGCAACTCCGCGATTTCAGCCTTAAGGCGTATAACATTTTCCTTGTAAACATCTCGCGCTTCACAAATATCCTCTGTTCCCCTGGCTAGTGTTATTTGTAAATTCTCATTCTCCTTCTGCGCCTCTTCGAGAGCGGTGAGAAGATATTTCGCATCCTGACGCAGCGCTCTTACTAGCTCTGATTGGTCATATACGCCCATTTGACAGCCGAGTCGTGCCTTTATCTCTTCAATCTTCTCCATCGCTGGCTTTCCTTTCAATCGCCTGCAGAAGCCTCTGCACGTCGTCCCAAATGTGGCGCCCGATGAATCTGATGGAGCCATCGGGCATACGGTAGGTGTAGGCGCCGTGGTCTATCCGGAAACGGTTCTTGATTCGCTCGATCTCGTCGTCTGTGATAGCCGGTCGTGATTCTCTATCCCTCTTTTTCATTTGCCATTCCTTTCAGGACATCGCGCACCGTGACAGGCGCCTGTTTTTCTCGTTTCCGTGGGCGCTTCGGTTGTTGCTCGCGTCGTTCTTGTTCATCCTGCAGGAGTACCTTCTGCATGTAGACAGGAAACGATTTCACGCCTTCCTGTTTACTCGTTTTCCGGGCCGCGTATCGAACAGCGCTCTTGCATTCGTCAACCGCGGCTTCATCGCAACGGCCCTCGGATTGCCTGTATCGACAGAAGGGTCTAAGGATCGTCGGCGCATCGTCGGTTGAGAAGCGGTCGCATTCCTCGGCCAGTAATTGCAGAAACGCGCCATCATCGAGCAGGCAGCTGTGGAGTGCTTGTTTCTTTGGTGTTGCTGGCGGCGAGTTGATGGGTGCGGGCTGTGACGTAGCCGGCTGCTGCATCCAGGAGGGAGTCCATCGCTTTGTGGCAAAGCCAGCCTCGGGATCGGGGAAATCCGGCTGTGCCTTTGCCACTTTCTTTTCTCGTTTCGCTAACTTCAAGTAGTAATGATCCTGATCGTCGGGCTCTTTCGCTCGATAGAAATTAAGATACTTTTTCTGCCACAGCCGGCTGAGGGCAAACCGGATCTCGTCAATCGGTGGCCGTCCCTGCTGTGAGGGAAACGCCATCTGCTGAATCATTTCGGGTTCGCCATACCAGCGGTAGTCATTGTCAGACAATGCAAGTATTCTGAGATATAATCCATGAGCGAGGACGCCCTGACTGTCAAGCGTATAGTCGAGGACGTCCCGCTTTGATAGCTTCGTCCAGGATGGCAACTGTCACCTATGATCTCCGCGCCGATAATATGATAGGGCTATGCTGTTGCCGATGCCGATGCTTCTGCTGCTTGCGGTTCTTCCTCAATCGGCAACTCCCCCTGCGCCGATTCAGGCTCACCGTCCTCTTTTTCGAAAAGGGTTCCTTGTGCCGGCAGCACGAGCACATTCTTGTCCCGCTTCATCTGATGGAGCAACAGGTTATTCTCCGCCGTGTCGTCGACGCTGACCTTGAGCGTGAAGTCGTCGCCGAGCTTGTATTCCTTCAGCTGCCCGTGCACATGGCCGTCGTTGTCGGGCTCGTAGAATGTGCTGTGCTCTTCCAACAGCTTGTCGAAGATTTCCTCGACCTGAATTATGAAGCGGTCGGCCTGCGCGTCGGGGTGGATGGAGGGGATCACGATAGTCATTCCATCCGGGGCTACGTTGGCAGCATATTCCTCGATGCTTTGCCTGTCGAGCCCTTGCACGTGTAGGTACTGATCCTTCAGTGCGGGGATCAGCGCCTTTCGGAACTCGCTCATGTGAAGGTTTCGCATAGGTGGTGCCTCCTTTCTGTTAGAACATTTCGCGTTGTGTTGCCTGCGCTGCCAGCTTGTCGAGCACCTGGGCCTGCAGCACTGAATCACTGAGTTGTTTCCACGTTTTGTTCTTCTCCCAATCATCTTTGGACAGGCCAAATTTGGGGAGCAGGCCGGTGATGAAAAAGTACACCTTGTTGCGCGTGGCCTTATCGTTCAAGAGCCGTTCGATTTCGGCGTGGATCCGCTGCGTCTCAGATTCCGAATCAGGCGACGGGGGCACAGGATTTCCGGAGTTGCTGTTGTCCTGCCAATCGGCCCCGTCACCTTCACCCGCCGCCTGTTCGGTAGGCGCGGGGGCAGAGCCGGTGTCACCCGCGCCTGACTGTTTGTGTTCCTCTTCCTGTAATCGGTCCCACAGCTTACGCGCCTTTGGCATCGTTAAGAGGTTCGGATCATTTTTGCCGAATCCGATATTTTTGAACTCATCTCCGAGGTGCAGGGCAAATATCCGGATGAACTTCTTCAGTGCATCGTCGGTTGTGATGTTGGGCCGGAGTCGTCGGGCTGTGGCGAATATGCCGTTCCGCTGCTCGTTGCTCATGGGTTTTGTCTCGGGCGGCTTGTACGGGCCGGGCTCACCGTTGGCAAACGGGCACTCATCGCCAATGTCGGGCGGTTCCTCGGGTGGCGGCGGCTCTTCCGGCTCGGACTTCGGGAAATCGACGGACGGCGTGGCTGCCTCGGCGTCGGTGACTACCTCGCCGTCAATGATGTCTCCATTGCCTTCAGGATAGAATTCTTCCTGTATGTCGGCCTCGGTTTCGGCCTCGGGGTCAGCCTCAAGCAGCTTGTCAATCTGGCCCCGGAGCGCGAGTGTTTCCCTGTAGCCGACTGCTCTGCGTTGGCCGATCTCTTTTGCGCGTTCGAGCAAGGAGAATACATCGCCGGGGTAGCCCAACGATACGATATAGATAGTGGTAACGGTATCCGCGACGGCGATGGTCTTGCCCTGCACCTTGAGCTTGAGCGGGATGCCGGCCAGGATGCCGTTGGTGATCGCCGTTATCTCTTCCATTGCCGCCAGAATGTTGTTCAGCGAATTCCATGACGTCGTTCGGAACTTGTATACGCCGCCGACCTGAGCCGATTGCGGAAGCATGACCGACAGGATCGCGTGGGGCTTGCACTGAAATTTCTTTGTCCCGCCGTTCTCTTTTTCTAGGTACTCGCAGGGGCATGCGCGCTCTTCAAACTTGTCCGTTTCTTTGTTGCGGCGTTGGGCCTGTTCGCCGTCACCCTGACACCAGAGCTTGCGGCCAGCATAGAGCCCGTAGAAGTTGGGCATGTTCTTGGCCGGCTCATCGTGCAAGAGGATGATGTCAAGCTCGGTCGGGTGCTCTCCGTAGTGCTGCATGACAGCCGGATCGGCTTTGAAGTTGCCGGAATCGTCACGTTCGAGCGTGGTCACGGTGAACCATCCATGCTTGACGGGGAGTTGGTACTCACGCCCGCTGCTCTTTGCGGTGCGCTTCTCGCCTTTGCCGCCGATTTTGATCTTGCCGACTTCGGCAAGCCGAATGTTTAAGTCTTTGATCCGTGTGAATTGCATGGCTCTGCCCCTCCGTGGTGTTGCTGTATTTGTAGTCGTAGCTCACGCACGTCTTTTTCACATTCAACAACTCTTTCGATTAGCGTTTGACCATGTTCCGCATTTACAAGACCTTCCGAAAATAATTTCAGCCGTCGCATGGCTTTGCTTTCAATCTGCCTGACTCGTTCCCTTGTGACGCCTATAATCGCGCCAACATCTTTCAGGCTATGGCCCTCCAACCAGCGCAACCGCAAAATCCGAATTTCCCTATCTGTCAACTTAAAAAACAGGTGCCAGTTCCACAATTCAGGGTGTTCAATCGCCATTACTTCTTCCCCCCAAACTCGCAGATGTGCCAGTAGCCACACCAGCTTTCGGAGCATCCCCACCACTGAGGATCTGCTGGTACGAATGCGCCTGTCTGTTTCGCGTGTTCGATGTTCAGGACGACGCGCCCGATCAGGTTCAACGCCGTCTTCAGCTGTGCGTCGGTGCGCTGCGTCTCCTGCTGCACGATCTTCGGTGTCTTCGTCTTCACAACATGATCGAGACGCAGACCCGTTTCCACCTGTTTCTTACTGACCCGGTACATCAGGCTGTAGAGTGTCAGCTGCAGGCTGCGCTCGGCTTGACTGGCCGGTGGCGATTTGCCCGCGGTCTTCGAGTCTACGATCCATGCAGGCTCGGCAATCAGGTCAATGCCCTCGGTCATGAGGTCATACGGATAGTCACCGTCAAACGCAATCCGGATCGGCTCTTCGCTGCTGACTGGCTGCACGGTGGGCGCCACGATCTGCTGGTACACAGCAACACAGTCCTTGCCTTTGTCGATCAGTTGGCCGCGCACGTGCTTGATCTTCTGCGCCTGTTCCTCGGGTGTCCATTCGACTTCTTCTGCGCGTTCGGAAAAGTTGGAGGCGAAGTAATCCTGTAGCTCTTTCGTCGGCCGGTCTTCGTGCGTCTCTCGTTTCTGTGCGTAGTTATAGTCAGCTGTCTTGTGGAACGAAGAGCCGAAAGCAAGTGCAGAGTTCGGGGGCCGCTTGATTCCTTCGATCCATCGGAAGTAATACCGCACCTGACAGTCAAGGAATGTGAGGATGCTCGACTGTCGGAGTGCTGGTTTTTCGACTGTCTCAACTGTCGTCATGTTCATTCTCCTTTCTCCCGCCGCCCACCACACAGACACATACGAATTATGTGGAGGGTGAGAAGCAATTATCTCGTGGCGACCGGCATCCTAACCGCTCGAAAGGATGTCTCCCGTGTGGTCGCTCTCACAACCTCTCACCCCTCCAATTCATTGGCCCGCGTCTGCCTTTCGCTGTCTTCTGAATACCACTGTTAGAGCTTGGCTGACACTATCCTCAATAGCCATCTTGCCATCCAATGTTTCCTTGAATTGCTCAAGTGCCGATGTGCAAAGACGGCAGAGCGGCGCGTAGGTCATGCCTGCGACGCGCACTGACCCTCTGCAAGCCTCACAAACATCAGCATCGCAGACAGGGCAACGGCGCTCCGCTTTTCGCTCCTTGCACGTGTCGCAGATTCTCACGGTTTCTTTGCTCATGCGCCGTACCTTTCTCTTAGATACATCTCCCACAAGTCGTCTCGTGTCACTTCCGCGTCAATCGCTTGCGCCAGTTCCTTTGACGGCATATCTGACAGCCAGCTGATGAATGCTTGTCGATCTTTGAACCTCTGCTCTCTGATATGCACGGCCCAGGCCGCAAGCTGCTGGCGGAACTCCTTCAGCGTCGGGATCGTGTCGGTTGTCGGTGTGGTCATGGGTTCCCTTGCCGGGGGAAGAGTCACGCTACCTCTCCCCCGTTCACTTGTGCGGCCATCGTTTCATGTTTGTAATCATCAACGCTCGGCTCTCGTTTCTCATGGCATAACCTGAGCGCCGGTATCCGTCGCTGTAATGCTGCTGGACAGTCAGCTGTGACGATCATCTCCACGAGGGTTGCCGCTGGCCGTAGCATGAGCCATTGCCAGTCGGCTTCGATCTCCCGATTCTTCCTGCCGGCGACGGAAAACCACGACTGCCATTCCCGTGATTCCTTCAGCCACTCGCACACGCACTTATTGGTCAGCCGGTCGGGGTGCCCGTGTCCATCGAGGATCAGCGCAACGAGGTCTTGCTTCGGCAGCTGGCCTAACATATCCTTTAACGGCAGCGGGTTGTTGTATGGTTCCCACGGCCAGTGATACACCGGCTCACCGTTGACGCTGCGTTTCCTGGCGTAGCCGTTAAGCATGGGTGTGTCTCCTTTCAACATCTGAGCGGCCCCGCATGAGGAAGGTTCTCCATGCGCGGCACATGGAGAGGTTTGGAATGGGGACTCCAACCGTACTGACTTGACCTACGGGGCCGCTCATTACTCTCTTGCCTTTCGTTTCACGGTCGCTCCGAAGCGTTCGGCTTCGTTGGCTATCGCCCTGGCCGTGTCGTCGTCGATCTCTCCGCGCTCAAGTGCTCCGAGTGTTTGATATGCGAGTGAACACAGCTTGTCTCTGATGATGTCGTCGGCTCCGGGGATGGTGATCTCGTCGTCGTCAAAGAGCGCCTGCAGGAATCGTTTCGTCATAAGCCGATCAGTCGCTTTCATGTGGTGGTACAGCTTGTAGAGCACCGGCCATTTCCACTGCTGCCGGGCTTCGAGCATGTTGTACAGCGGGTCTGACCTCACCCGCATGTCCTGAGCGATGGCTGCGCGGCTCGTGGAATGCCGGGAACAGTAACGGTCAATGACTTTTCTCACGGCGTCTGTATGTGGGTCGAATCGCTGAGCGCTCATGTTCTATCCTTCCGAAACTTTTCGCGAATTCGCATGCGAAACCGTAGTTTTTTTCGCATTGCCCGCCCGTGCTTTCCGTGATATCGTTCGTATGCGGCCCACTTTCTCGGTCAGTGCCTCGGCGCTCTGCGCCTCGATGTAGTTGTCGAGGTCGTGCTGTCGAAAGAGGGTAAGCCGATAATGCAGGCGGCGGGGATTCAAGAGCGCGCGCTTGTTCGGGTTCTTCAGCCAAATGACAAGCAGCTGTAGGGAGATGCCCAGGTACTTGGCTGCCTGATGTTGACACAAATGGTCGGACGGGTGAACTTTTTTGTGAAAGTAACAATAATTGTCAGGCTGTTGCATGGCTGTGGGCTCCATATTTGGATTCTAAGCGACGATCTCCGGGGTATCGCTATAGACCCCCGGCGCTACTGGTGATCTCCCTGCCTGCGCCAGCGTCGGGCTCAGGCTCTTGTGTATGGAGAGTGTCACTATCGTTTTCAAAGAAAAAAGAGAAGTGCTTGTCCAGCACGAAAGCGAGGTTCGGGATTAGGTCGGCCTTCGGGGTGCTGTCGCCAAGTTCGTATGAGCTGATGGATTGGTAGTTGATTCCAAGCTTCCGGGCCAGCTCCCGCTGACTGAGGCCGGCCGCTTCTCTTGCATCCTTCAGTTTTCGACCGCAGAATTTCATACGCTTATATCCTTTGTAGGTATCGCGACTGTCACTAGACATCATAGCACATGCACTGCTGCTTGTCAAGTATTTTTTGCGATAGCGGTTGACAATATATTGTGGATCGTGGTAAAGTTCTACATCTCAGCAAGTTGGAGTAGGGGAATGTTTGGAGATTATCTAAAGGCACGCAGAGAAAACTTGTCATTGTCACGGCGCCAGGTGGCAAAGCAGGTCGGTTGCCATCCGTCGCACATCGCAAATCTGGAAAAGGAAGAGGAATGCGGCTCGTATGATTTGCTCGTGCGGTTGGCTGGGGTCTATGGAGATGATGCCTGCAAATATCTCATGGCTCGGGCGAGCGCCAAGGGCGACCATGACTTCCTCGACTGGCTGCGATCACACGCGGCCTGCCCTGCTGCGACAGGGCAACCGTGACAGTTTCTCGGCAGCTGCTTGTGACCGATTTGTGACTATAAATGGGATGGTTCAGCGCTTTTTATAGTGACTAATACTATTATATAGCTCCTCGTAAGTGTTTGTAGTGTAGCGTGTTACCTATTATTCCCCACCGTTTAGGGTTCTCCTGATATGCGGCACAGTGATTTTGTCCATTTGTATGTCGATAAGGTAGGCCGTTGTAAAGTGACTGTTAGCAGTATGTTGCGGCCTCTTCCCTGTTCGCTTGGATATTTTGTGACCGGATTGTGACGACATGAGCATCTATCTGAGGGGCAATGTGTGGTATTCGGACATCTATGTTAATGGCCGGCGCGTGAGGCGGCGGCTGTCGGATGATGCGGAAGAGGCACGGGCGATGCTGCGGGAAATGAAGCAGCAACGGGATTGGCAGCGCTGGCATTTAATCACTCCACAGCTGGCTGTGCGGGAGGTTATACAAGTCTATCTGAGGCGCGCAAAGGCCACGTGTCGAGCGTCAACGCTGAATCGATACGAGTACCAACTGAATCACTTCGAAGGATTCTGCAAAGCGGTCGGTGTTACGCACGTCTCGGGGCTCACGCTGCAGCTGGCTGATGATTACGTGCTCTGGCGCAAGGAGCAAGGCGCTGCCCCGAACACGATCAACCAAGAACTGATTATGGTGCGCGCTGCGCTGGCCTATGCCGTGCGGCTCGGCCGCCTGGAATCGAATCCATGGGAGCGGATCGAAAAGCTGAAGGTGTCTGACAAATCGCCACGGGTTTTCACTCGGGAAGAGATACGGGCGATTACTGACACGATGCCAACATGGGCTGCGGACGCGGTGACGTTGCTCACGTATACCGGGATGCGTGTCGGTGAGCTACAGCATTTGACATGGCGTGATGTGGATCTGCAGCGTGAGACGATCACGATCACATCTCGGGCGGTACAAACGAAAACAGGCCACAGCTGGCTGGTGCCACTGGCCGGGCCTGCGCTCGAGATTTTGCGGCGGCGGTCGGAGGCACGGGATCGGCGCGCGTGCATCATCTGGACAGAGCGCGGCCCGTTTCACAGAAACTCGCTGCGCGAAATGTTTCAGCGTCGACTACGGGGGCTCGGGCTTGAGCATGGCACGATACATGATCTCCGGCACACGTTCGCAAGCTGGATGATCGAGGCGGGTGCGTCACTCGATACGGTACAGGCCATTCTAGGGCATCGGACGTACAAGACTACCGAGCGCTATAAACACCTCTCCCCTGGGTTTCTCAAGGGAGAAGTGGACAGACTAACTTAACTGCTCAACTGAGCGCTGGTACTTGGTGAGCAGTCCAAGGATCACGGACGTTTCAGTCGTGCGCTTGCGGGGCGGGGTTCCGTTGTCTCGCTCATTGGCTCGTATCTGTTCGACATGCTTTTCGAGCCACAAGGCGAGGTCTTCCGGGAGGTCATAGGTCTTCCGGGTTTTTCCTTTGGGTGGTGGCGTCATGGCGTCTCCTTTCTGCAGTCATGCGGCAACCAAGGTGCAAATAAATGGTGCGCGTCGATCGTGTCGGTTTCGATGTGGGGCTGCTCGTACCAGTTCGGGACGATGCCTTCGGTTTCGTTGGATATCTCTCGCACAGCGTGACGGTCGGCTGCCGTGAGCACGTGAGCCGTACATTCCCATATCACGCCATATCCGCGGCTTGCTAATTCCTGAGCCATCTTACAGGCTCGGGCGACTTCAACAAAATGGAGTATACTCCCCATGGGGGGGCTCCTTTCTGCCGATTATATCACACAGTCGGCTGTCAGATAAGATCAAGCTGTTTCCCTGTGGCTTGGCTCGAATCGACTACGATTACTTCGTCGTCGTTGTTCACGAAATACGCCAACAGTCGGCCATCGACAGCGACCAACTCATTCAGCCAGCATAGATTCTCCTTTGTGGCTCTGCCATCTTTCTTGTATCTTCCGTTCGGGTTAGAAACGATCAGGGTGAAAATGGGATCACCAACATAGCTTTTATACACACGGACTTTCTCGACACGGTAAGGGCCGGTGTCGTATGTCGTCTTCACGATATCGCCGGGCTTGACAATATCGCTTACGGTC